GGTTGCCCACCAGCGAACCATCGCAGTAAGTCGTGGCGTAGCTCTTGTTCTCGCATTGCAGGGCGTCCACATAGAACACCCCCGTGTTGCTGCTGTTGTTTTTGACGATGTACAGCCGGCGCGTGGTGGTCGAGTTTTCCGTCCAGGTCACCGTGACCTCTTGCCACTCGCCCGTGCCCGTAAAGGTCGTCGGCGTCCCCAACACCGCCCCGCCGGTCGAACCAAAATAGATCCGGTAGGGCACCCCGGCCACCCCCAACACCCACACGCTCATGGTGTAATCCTGGCCGCTGGTCAGCGATACCGTCCCATAATAAACCCCGTCCGCCGTCCCCGCCGTCGGCGTCACAGCCAGGCTGGCCACCCCAAACCGGGCCTGGGCCGTCGACCGGGCCACGCTTCCCCCCACCGCCGTGTAGCCCGTCGTCGCCTCCTCGATCGACGGATTGGTGACCATGTTGGTCGTCGCTTCCGGCGTCACGATCTTGAAATCGCTCATCTTTTGTGATATCCTTTTGCTAAGAACAAAAAAGGGCGCTCCGAACTCTCGAAGTGCCCCGGCTTATCGCTCTGTCAGGCTGATATGAACCGTCGCCAATTCCTCAAATCTTTTATTGCTGCCCTGCTGCACCCGGCCCTCCCGGCTCTCCCGGCTCTCCCGCCGCCGCTTTCAGCTCCCCCTTGCCATCTCTCTTTCCTGGCCTCGTGGAGCGGCGAAGCCTGGTCGCCCCTGAACCAGGTCTGGAATATAGGCGATGAGCTAGAATGTACCTACGCTGGCCAGCAAATTACCGTAATCGTGCAAGCGATCGACGCCAGTAGCCAGGCTTTTGAACGTCTCACCCTCGCCTGCAAAGGTGCGGCTGAAGCTGTCCAGAATTGCCAATTGTCAATTATTAATTGACAATTCTTAATTGGTTACGCCCTGGCCGCCGTCTGTATCATCCTAAAATCCTGCTCCAGCCCGGCGCTGGGCATCATGCTGGATACGTTCAGGTGGTAGTGATAATGATCGCCCCCCCCGCCGCCTCGCCCCTCCCGCACGCTGCCGGCCGTCTCGACATAGACCCGCTCGCCCCCATGCACCGTGATCGGATAGGCCTGTCCGGCCATACCCGGCACCAGGAACCCTGTGCTGGGCGTCCCCGCCGCAAACCCCGGCGCGCCGGCGCTGCTTGAACTGCTGCCCGCGCTCTTGGCCGCTTCCGCCGCCCGCTTCGCCGCCGCCTCCATCTTCTCGAACGCCCGTACCACCGGCCCCTCAACAAAATTCTCCAGGTCACGGATCTTATCCAACGCCCTCTCCATCCCCGACCGGATGCTTTCCCCGGCTGTCCTTCCGGCGCTGCCCGTTTGCTGGAACCCTGAAACCAGCGCGGAGGTGGTCGTCTGCCCTTGGCTCTGTAGGGCTGGCAGCGTCTTAGTCCCGATATTATCAATCGTCTGGTTGGTCGTGGTCGCCGTCGTCGTCGTGGTCCCGAACCCGGTCTGCATCTCCGTGTTCATCGCCAGCATCGCTTCGGTATTGGTCGCCGCGCTCGCCGGCATCGTCTCCGCCAATAGCGTGTTCTGCTGGTTCATCGGCTCCAGCGTCCCCGCGTAGGCCGCCTGCAAGATGCCCTGGTTCACCGTGGCCACGGTGCTGGCTTCGACCTGTTTCTCGTTCAGCGTGGTCAGCACCGACTGGATCGCCACCCCAAACTCCTCCGTCACCGGCAGCACCCCGGCCTTGATCAACTCCGCCGCCTCGCCCGCGCTCACCGCCAGCCCGCCGGTGAACTGCTCCAGTTGGCCCGTCGTCTCCAATGTTGCCAGCGCCGCTTGCAGCTTGAGCTGGTTGAGATGTTCCTGCTGCGCCGCCTGTTCCTTTTCCCGGGCCGCTGCCGCCTGCGTTTCCCGCTCCGCCAGCGCCGCCTGGATCGCCGTGTTCTGCTCCCCATATTTGGCCGTCGTGTCGGCTGTCAGCTTGTCATAGTGGGCATTCCAATACCCCAGCGCCGCGTCGTTCTCTGCCTGTGTTCGGGCGTGGCCGCCGCTGAGCACCCAGGCGATTTTTTCCTGCCGCTCCTGCTCGATCTTGGTCAGATCATCGGACAGCTTCTGTTCGTTCTCCTTCACACTCTCGGCCGCGTCCTCGCGCATGCCCGTCATCTGCGCTGCGAACGACGCCTGCTTCTCTGCCGCGCTCGTCTGCGACTCGTCCAGCGAGTTGAAGAAATCCCCCATCGTCGTCGCCAGCCCGGTCGCCGTCTCGATCCGTTGCTGCTCCACCTCCTGGGTCTTGCGCTGAGCCTCGGCGTAAGCCTCCGTCGCCTGCTTGGCCAAATCTTCGTTGACCGCCAGCCCGCCGATCACATTCGACAAGTCGTTCGCCGGCGTGAATCCCTCTACGATGGCCTGGTTTCGCTCCTCCTCGACCCGCTTGGCGTCTTCCTGCATCGCCGCGTACATCTCCAGCGCCCCGGCCGCCCGCCGCTGGTTCTCCTCCTGCTCGGCCATCGCCGTCCCGGCCTCTTGCAGCGCCTTGTTATACGCCCCCTGGTCCAGGTACCCGGTCCGCACCGCCATGTTGTATTCGACCTGGGTCATCCCCAGCTTTTCGAGCGCCTTCTCGTGAGCCTGGTTGATGGTGTTCATATCCTTGATGACGCCCTGCCAGGCCTCGGCCCCTGCCGTCAAATCCTCGAACACACCGACCAGCGCGTCGGTCGCCCCGCTGTCGCCCAGCGTGAGCAGCAGCCCACCGACCGCCTCTTGCAGATCGCCATACGCCACCGCCAGGTCTTGTGTGCCCCCGGCCGCTTCCCTGGCCGCCGCTGCGCTCCCCCCGAACTCGGTGTTCAGTTCGGCCAGAATCGCCCGCTGCGCTCCGGCCAGGTTGCCCGCCTCCACCATCGCTTTGATCTGGTCCTGCTGCTGCTGGGTAAAGGTCACCCCCACCCGCGTCAACGCGCTCAACCCCTCCACCGGGTCGTTCAGCGCCTTGCCGAGCTGGATCGCGCTACTTTTGACATCCTGCCCCATCGCCTGGGACATGTCCAGCATCGTTTGGGTCGCTTCAGGAAAAACCTCTTTGCCGATCCGGGTAAAGGTCAGCAGCAGCGACTCCCCCTGGATCACCGCCTCGTCGCTGAAATTCGTCGTCTCCTGCAGGGCGCTGGCCATCGCGGTCAGCTCCTCTTTGGTCACCCCGGCCGCCTGCCTGGTCGATTTCAGCACCGCTTCGAGCTGCTTCTCGGCCGCCGCCGACTCTTTGGCCGCTGCCACCGACTGCACCCCGAAATCCTTGATCATCCCGACGACTTCGTTCAGGCCATACATCAACCCCAGTTCAGCCGCCAGGTTCTTGACCTCGCCCCCAAATGCCTTGGAGCCTTTGCCGGCCTTGTCCGCCTTGTCGGAGAACTCGACCACCTCGACCCCGGCCTTTTTCAATTCCGAAATTAATGCCTTAGCGTCGCCGCTAATGACGATTTCTATTCGCTCGGCCATTCTCCCTGCTCTCTCAACTGCTCGACCGCCCAGCAGTACTCCACAATTTGCGGGTGTTGGCGGGAAAACTCTTCGCTGTTCTTGGCCTGCGCCCGCGCCTTGAACGCCTCATAGGTGTCCAGCGCCGCCTCCATGCGCACCATCGCCGCCAGGGGTTGGCTGTCCAACCCCCCGGCTCGTGGCAGGCTGCCCCACCGCTGGCAGCGCCAGGCCCGCGCCAGCTCCGGCGGCGGCTGCGAAATGCTCCCCTCCGCGTAATCCGCCGCCGCGATGATTAGTTTTTTTCCGGGTTCAGCGCCTTCTCCAGGCCGTTGTAGTAAACCGTCCGGATCACCCATGCATAGACCTGCAGCGGCCACTTCTGGATGGGCGTCTCCGGCAGCCCCTCGATCTGGCTGCACACCGCTGCGCAGCCATAAAACAGCGCCGTGTTCTGGCTGGCCTGCTCCCCCGCCTCCCGGTAAGCCGACCAGAACTTCTCGTTGTCCTCGATCAGCCACTCGTCCGGGAAGGTAATGGCCACCATCTCAAAACCCTTGACCGGGCATACTTCTCTCGGCATCTCATTCTCCTATTCGCCATTCGCAGCCTAGACTGTTCCGTAGGTCGGCACGCTGGCGTTGGCATGCGCGAACTTAATATTCAGCGCCCGCAGCCCCGACTTCTCGTTCTCCATCTCGGCGCTGGTCACGATAAACTCGCCCGTGATTTTGGGATCCCCGCCCGTCGGCGCGGCGTTGTTGCCAAATTGAAACTCCAGCGTCCGGGCCGTGTCGCTGCCTAGCGCCCCGGTTGAAGCATGGGTGAAGAGAGCATGGGTCGTGCTGTTGAACTTCACCTTCAACGTTGGCGCGCTGTCCCCCTGCCCCTTCATATATTTCTTATCCTCGCCATAGCCGCTCTCTTCCAGCTCGTCATAACTGAGCGGGATGCCGGACCCCTCCAACACCTCGGCCGTAATCGTCACCGGCGACCCGCCGGAGTCATCGAATTTGATGATCGTGTGTTTGCCTCTCTGGCCCATCGTTCCTCCTTATAACAAAAAAGGGCTGTTCGCAAGCGCGAACAGCCCCGGGTTTCAACCTCTGTCGGGCAACCTGTTGGCGCGCCAACAGGCGCGGCTTCTACTTGCGGATGAACACCACCGCGATCGGGAAGCTGATGCTCGCCCCCGTCACCGTGTAGCTGGCCCGCACATAGCGGTTGACCGTCCCGCTGACCTCGATCCGCTCCGCGTCCAGCGCCGAGCCATCCAGAGTAAAGGTGATCAAATCCGACCAGGCCGCGTTGTCCGTCGAGTGCTGGACCTTGCCCGTGATCGTGTCCCCCGCCGACAACCCCAGGATGTGCAGATAGCCCACCCCGCCGTTGGCGCTCGATGCCCCGTTGTCGACGCTGCTCTGGTTGCCGTTGGCCGTCACCGTCACGTCGGCCAGCAGGATGCCGTATTCGATAATCTTGCCCTTGGCCTTGAACGTGGCGTTGGCCGCAATCAGCCCCTTCAAATCCGGGTTGACATCATAGGTGAACTGCTCCGCCATCAGGCTGGCCGTGATATCGCCCAGGGTGGGCGTGGCGTTATTGCCCAGGGCCGCCGTCACCAGCACCTGCCCGTCCGTCCCGACTGTCTTGATCGCATCGTGCGTGGCCCCGGTCGACTCGTCGAAATAGCCGTCCAGCGTGATCATCCCATCGCCCTGGCCCGGCCGGTACTTCTTGTCTTCCTCGTAGCCCGACTCATCCAGCTCGTCGAAAGTGGTCCCCGGCGCGATGTTGCTGATCTTGGTCGTCAGGTGATAACCCTCGATCCAGATTTTAGTATGCTTACCTCTTTGTCCCACGCTTCCTCTTCTCCTTCACCGGCGCAATGACCCCCTGCTCGACCCAGGCCGCGATCACGTCCTGCGGCCAGTGGCTCAAATCGGCCTCGGCTCCCGCCTCATACCGCTCCTTCAGTTCGTCATGCTCGATCCCCCGCATCACCCGATATCTAACCACTAACTGCTGCCCGCTAACCGCTCTCTTACGTGTCATCTTTCTCCGCCCTTATGGGAATGATCTCCACCACGTAGGGATCGCCCGCCTCGCTCACCACCTCGATCACCTGCGACCGGCCATCATATCCGATCCGCTCCCAGGCCCCCCCGCTGTGGCTGTAGTTGGCGCTCAACGTGTCGGCGATGGTCTTCTCGATCAGGTCCAGCCGGTCCTCCGCCATGGCCTCTGTCCAGCCCGCTGCCGGGTCGGCGTATAGCACAAACACCTTGATCACCAGGAAAAAGATATTGTCCCAGTCCACATCGTAGGTCAGCTCCTCTCGCCCGCTGCCGCCGCTCATCACCATCACCACCGGCGACTGCCCCTGGAAATCGCTCACCTTGTAGCCATACACCGCCTGGGCCGGCTTCCCGCTGCCCACCAGCGCGCTCTGCAAGAGAGCCGCCAGCGCGTCCCGCGCCGTCTCCCTGTTTGTCGCCGCCATTACTCCACCAACTCCTCTTCAAACTCTCGGACCAAGTGACGCAGATAAGCCGTCGTCGCAATCCTGGCCAGCCGGTAAAATGCATGTTGACCGCCGCGGGCATGCTCGATCTGCCCGTAATCAACCGGCTTCTCGCTGGTGCGTGGATTGACCGCGTCCGGGTCGATAAACACCCGCCCCCGCACCTCGGTCACTTCCATGCGATGGCTGGCCCGCAAGGAACCAGTGTCCACGTGGGTCACCGCCACTGCCTGGCGATGCATGTAGACCGTGACGTTTCTGACCAACATCCCGAACGACCCGCTCGGCTGAAGCATCGCAATCCGCCGGTTATTCGCCGCCTGCGCCTCCTGGATCCCCCGAATGGTCAAATCAACGTCCATCTCTCCATCCTCTTCCCGCTAACCGCTAACCGCTACCAGCTACCAGCTATCAGCTACCAGCTACCAGCTCTACTTCTTCAGCTCCTCGATGACCAGGTGCAAAAACTTGCTGTCTTGCCACGTCCACTCCGCCACGCTCTTGATCGGATACTCCGTCGAGCCGACCACCAGGATATCGCCTTCCTTGATGTCCAGGCTGCCGTCGACAAAGGTCTCCAGCAGTTCGTGGGGCGTTTCCAGTTGCAGCCGTCGTCGTACCTCCGGGTCAACCGGGTCCAGCGGCGTGCAGCTCAGCGACGCGATCTCGGTCGCCGGCGTGGACCGCAGCCCCGTCGCCAGGTTTGTCGCCGGGTTCCGCTTGGTGCTGGCTGTCACCGTCGCCAGCCGGCTGAAGCTACTGGCCATACCGCTACCGCCCTCGCTCGTGATCGTTCTCTGACCCGCTCGGCCCGTAAGAGCCAAAGCCCAGGCTGTAATCGTTGGCCTCATAGGTCAGCTTCCGTTGGACGATCCGCCCGCCTGCCCCGCCCTGCTTGCCCTCGCCGCCGGTCAGCTTCTCCAGCGCCTTGCTGGTCTGGCTCAGGCTCTCCGCTCGCGGCCCGACCCGGATATCCACCTCGACCGCGTAATCGCGCTGGAGCTGCTCCAACATCTCCAACTCAATCGCATCCAGCGCCGTGTCCACCAGGTTGGCCGTCAGCCACCGGATGTCGGGCAGATCCGTCTCCGGGTCAATCGCCCCCACCGCCCGCAGCCCCGCGTCCACTCCATAGGTGTAGCTTCCCTCGGTCAGGCTGCCGGCAGGCGTGGTCGACAGGCTCCGCTCCGTGGCCAGGCGCGCCAGCTTGGTATGCACCCGGCTGGCCAACTCGGCCCGTGTCAGCGGCAGCCACCACAGCCACACGTCGTCGATCTTCACATCGCCGGCCGCGCTCACATTGGTGATCCTGATGGTGTAGGTCGTTCCCGGCGCCAGCCCGTAGGTGTAGGTCGTCTCCGTCCAGGCGTCGCCTGTTCCGCTGAGGTTCTGGCTGATGACCGTGTTCCCGTTGCCGTCCGTGATCCGCAGCGTCGCCTGCCCCGCCGACAGGCTTGACCCCACCGCCTTCACCGCCAGGTGCAGCGAATAGAGCCGGGCGTGAGGCACGGCGAAGTCCTGCTCGATGTAGTCTCCGCCCGTGCTCAGGACGGCCACACCGTAATGATCGTCTCCGTCCCCCGCGCTGTAGCTCGCCCCGCTCGCCGTCCAGCCATCCAGGTTATGTAGAAATCGGCCGTTATTCAGCCGGTTGCGCTGGTCGCTCATGGCCCTACTCTAACTCAGGTTCCGGTTCCGGTTCCGGCGACCACGGCTTGGCCAAGGGCCGCCCGGCCCGTTGGTTGCCGTTGGCCTCCTTGTAGGCCGCGATCTCCTCTTTGCTGGCCAGGCGATACCCCACCTGCCGCAGCCGCCCTGTCGCGTGCTCGCGGGTCACCTCGTGGATCGTCCCGCTCGGGTTGACGATGAAATACGCCTTCTCTTTGGCCTCTTGCTTGGATGCTTGCGCTTTCTGCTCTGCCATAGCTCGCTCTCCTCGTAAAATCAGGCAGCTCTCCGCCTGGCTATTCTCTACCGCCCTACGGCCAGCAGGGTGATCGAGATGTAATTGGAACTGGTCACGTTTTGGTTGATCCGCATATAACGGCCAAAGACCGGCACCCGGGTGATGTCAGTCCCATCCGCCGCGCTGTCGGTCACCAGGGCCACGCCGTTGACCCAGTTCGAGTTGTCGTTCGAATATTGGACCGTCAGGGTCGTGGTGTTGACCGTGTTGTGGTCGATCACGTGCTGGATATCCAGAGAATCGAATACCAACACCTCGATCGCTTCGGTGTTGGTATCGGCGGTGACGCCGGTCAGGGTCTGGAAATAGAACGGGTTCGCCTGGTCGGTGTCAAGAATATTGGCCACCGGGGTCGGCGCGAGCGGCGGCGCGGCCATCGCGCTCCGGTCGCTGGCCATCCCCACAAAGAACACGCCCAGCATTGCCAGGGCGATGATCACCGGCGCCAGGATGCGAGTAAATCTCTGTTTCATTGCAGTCTCCTTTTTGTCAGCTAGGTT